TTCGTGTAAATAACTCATATAGCCTTTTGCACAAACATAGGCGCGATAAAAATATTGTAATTTTTCCTTGTTGATTTGATAAAATTCTTCAACGTTGGGAGGCGCTATTTGTTTCATACGGTGACAGGTCATTATACGAGTCATGTAAAATTCAAAATAATTCCATAATTCTTGATCAGCAAAATATTTGACGAGTGCTTCCAACTGCTGTAATTGTAATTTTGGAATTCTAGGCATTTTTAAAATAATTTCCGCAACGCCATTATTTAATTCTATCGAGTCATCTAGATTCCAAGTGGTTTCATAAACATTTGCAGCCAAGTCGGTAGTCAAGTTTGCACAATATAATTCTTTGAAACATTTATTGACTGTCAAATTACTTGATGAAGGACCTGTAAATAACTCATCACTAATTGTCCAAGGGAAGTTAGAAATTGTCCCAAATATTTTTTTACATATTGTTTCCTCATTTTTAACCAAAAATTCAATTAAATTATAAGGAGATTTATAAATAGAGTAAAGATTTGTTCCATTTGGAAATCTGCCATAAACTCTTGGTTCGATAAATAACTTCTTTGTAGAATCATAGGTTTGAAATCGGAAAAACTCTTCCAAAATATATTTGAAAAAATCCGACAAAACATAACCCATGGTGTCAGGTTCCATACTCTTGACACTGTAATTTTCACCCTTTCGAAGGTTAAAATCATTTAGCCAAATATTGATAAAAAGTTTAAACATGTCTGCGCCAGGAATATAAAAAGGGAACATTCCAAAGTTGGGAAAGGAAGCATCGAATGCTTTTCCAATATATCCTTCCTTGTTTTTGATACAAGCATGAGCATAATCAATAAATGTAACCACTCCTGATACATCGTATAACGCAATCGTTTGATCTAAAATAGGATATTCGAGCACAGGAATTATTTTGACATTACGAATCATGATGTTGGCGGGATGAAAATCATAATGAGTAAAAAACATTGATTCTTGGCCAACTTCCAATGCCAATAGAATTTGGAACAATACTTTTAGAAATTCTTCAATGTTTTGTGCAGTCGCTTCAAGTTTTATAATGTTTGAAATATATTTGGATAGTGTCATTCCTTTGATGTGTTCCATTAATAGACGATTGGGTGCGCATTCTGTTACTTGTCCAAGTGTTTTACACGACATTTGATAATAAATGGCGTATATAAAACAATAATTAGGGCAAACTAATCGTAACAAGTTGGTACCCTTTGTGCCAATAATGTATTCGTGCAGCACTTCTGTAAAGGAAGACGGATGTAACGGTAGCTTTAAAATTATTGGAAATCGGGTTCCCATAAATTGAGACAAGTATACAAATCCACTTTTTCCGCTACCTATTGGTATCAAGTTGGATTCAAATTTTTGGACTTGTTTACCAATGATAGGCAATTCAGTCATATTGGTTCCGTATTCGGTGGCAGAATTTGAATAAATTAACCACTGAAAGTAACAACCAATTGAATACATTAAAAAAGCATCTTGAAAATGGTCCAGAAATAATGCTTTGCAAGACTGAATTCTTGATTGTGTCAAGCTGGACTTTTTTTGTGAACCGGATAAAAATTTTGGAATTGAACAATGAATAATATTAAATTGCCTCGGATGAATAAATTTATCATACATTTTTATTATATCTGTCAAAATAAAATTTTAGGCAGTTTTTCTCTGCAGTCCATCTGACCAACAGTAGTTCTGTAAAAACCAATACCACACAAACTTCTGTAAGACAAGCAAAAGGGTAATCCTTTACAATTTATAAAATTGATAATATAGAATCTCATTAAAATCAGTCGCTTTAAAATTTTTGAGACAAATTTTTATAATCAGGTCCTAAAAAGTTGTTTAATTGTTTATGATAAAACCAATCTACACCAAGTACATTATAACTAATATATTTTAATAAACAAAAACATAACCCAAATTATCCGATATCAATTACTCTTATATTATATTTAATTGATATTGTTTATATATTTAATTATTTATTACAATATAATATTTACTTAAACAAATAATATGTAAAAAGTTCTCTATAAATTAACTACACCACGCAACTTATGTGCGTTTCTTTTATGAATATTTGTACATAAATTTTCATATTTTATGAATTCATCACGTGAATCTAATGTTAATGAATTTAACATTTTAAATTGTTCATCTATAGATAATTTCAAAAAATACCCTGTATAAAATTCAATAAAATCATATGAAAAACCCATTTCTTCCTCATCTGTCTGTCCATCCCATAAATCAGCACTTGGTGCCGCTATCAAAATACTGTCTGGAACATTTAATTGTTTTCCAACTTTAAATACTTGGCTTTTATGTAAATCAGAAATAAGTTGAACATCTACTGCTCCATCTCCATATTTACAAAAATATGCCAAATATCCATCCTCATCTTTATTACCTGTTCCGATAACAATCGCTGGAAATCCATCTTCATTTAATAATTGAGCAGCAAAATAATTAATTGGGGTTCTCATATAACTACGAAGTTGTCCTTTTGAAAATGTATTACCACTAGTTCCAATGGCAGATTGAAATAATTCTATAATATTATTATGAACTTCTGTTTGATCGATTACTGTCAATGGAATACCGAATGTCTCGCATAATTCAGTTGCACGATCAAGTGCCCATTGAGAACTATGTATAGGTTGACTTAATGCTATAATTTTTTTCAAATTAGAATTTGGTAGTTCCATTGTATATTTTAAAAGAGCCAAAGTAACAGCAGAATCTATTCCCCCACTCACTGATAATACTGCTCCAGATAAACCATGTGACTCTAAATATTGATTAAAAATAGTACATTTATTATGAATCCACGATTCTGTATTAAAGTTATTATTTTGTTTATATTGTTGTAATATATTCTTCCAATCCATTATATATTATAAATAAATACTTTTTTTTATAAAAACAAACTTACAAATAAAATATTAAATCCATTTTATGTGTATTGATAATATAAAAATGGAATAAACAATTTCAATAAAGAAATTTAAAGGCCCAATTGTCAACATAATTTTGTTTCTAGAGATACGAAATGCAATGCTTGCGATTATAAATAAACTAATGAGGAACAAAAAAGGATAACAAGAAAATTGAGTATAACGGATCATAATGAGGGCAAAATACAACGCAATCGACACCAGATACAAGCATCCAAGTATAAATGTCGAATAGAAAGAAAATAGTCAAAATAAATATATTCAATGAATTTATACAACTAATACTGTAATCAAAAACTGCAAGCGAAATTATGATTCCGTAAAAAAAGAGCAAAAGTTATATTTATCTGAAATTCTTTATGAAGCCAAACATGAGGAGAATGAGATAGGTATGCAATGCTTCAAAAACAATCAAACTTGTAAATAAAAGAATTAGTATACGATTCTTATAAAACATGGATTGATTTATAATTGCAATGATGAATAGAGCGATGACAATGATGATGCCTACAGAAATGGGTTGTATTCAAAATAGAACGGATTTATCAAAATATTTTTATTTTGTAAATATTATTTTATAATCAGATTTATTCGTAATCTTTTACTTTTCGACGCATTCGGTACATTATTAAAAATATTTTAAACATCCAATAAATGTTGAGAGCATACAGCACTAAGGAACTATAATAAGCTATGAATGGTGGTTTATAACCTTTATAGCTTAAACACCGAATAAAAAGCAACCTAAATAAATTAAACACTCGATAATACAAAAAAGTTGCGACAAAAGCCAAGTTGACCAAAATATTGTTAATATTATACTTTTTAAGTACAAGAAAGACTGTACTCACTTCGGTCAGTAAAAATGTTTGTATATAAACCCATGGTACATTAGCCGAAAATAAACCATAACAAGCCAATATAACTGTCAAATAATGATGCAATGTCATGTCCCATTTCATTGCAGGGGGTCGTATAAAATCGTGCGCACAATAAATAAGAACACTTAACAATGAAGCATTTCTTTTAAAAAGTGTTGAAAAATCAAAAACATTGATAGACAACAATACAATTAAAAATATAGCACAACCAGTATTTTTTGAAATGTAAATCATTTTTAAAAGTTTGCATTTGATAATTTCATCATTTTTTGAGTTAATTAAAACTAAACCATAATTGATCTTTTGATCCTTCTTTGCTAGTGTATCCTTTGAGAGGATTATCATAAATATAATATTTTGCATCTATTATATCGAGTCTTTCACAATGATCTAAAAATGTTTTAAATCGAGTACCTTCTCTAATTCCCCACTTGGGGTCATCTCTTAGAGTTAAAAATTCTTCTTTAAACCTATCATAAATATCTTGATTGGCTTTTAGTATGACTATAAATTTCTGCAAGCAAAGCAAAGTATTTTCAGCATACGCATCAAACTCCTCGATACCAACTTTTGCCTTCCCAGTCATATCCACTTTGGTGAAACCAGGTTCATCAATATACAAAAAATAGGCAAATAATTGACAAAAACCTTGAGTTCCTTTTGGTTGATAATATTCATAAGGATCGAGTTTTTCGCCGTCCTTTATAGCATAAAAATGAGTTGAACCTCTAACTGGAGGCTTGTAATAAATTCCATCTTTTTTTGATGAAGAAGAGGTTGATTTATACAATTTTATATCTTTGCTTTGTAAAAGTAATTGAAACGGAGAATCATCATTAGCATTCATAATGCTTGCAATTATCGATTGAAACGCTTCAAATTGGCTTTCTCTGTCGGTTGGTTGAACACAAGCTTGACTTTTATTACGATAATGTGGATTTGACATTTTTATTAGTGTAAATATTGTCTAAACTTCTTCAATTTTTATTTTGGATTATAAATTGGTAATATACAATAACTATTTATTCCTGCAACACCGGTTCCATTACGAATCTTAAGATCCATAAATCCGTCTTTTCCCCAAGCGGTTCCCCAAGAATTTTTAATCGTCCAAGTTTTCTTATCTTCATCCAAAGCTGTCAATAATACAGCATGATTTATCCCTGGGTTTTCTTCCAAAGGTGCATCAAAAATACCATCTTGGTAGAAAACGAAATCAAAATCTGCCTTGACTGCTACACATACAGGATTAATGAATAAGCCCTTTTTTAACGAGGAAACAGAATTAGGGCGTATCCATACATAATCAAAGTCTCCAGCACTGGTGATTCGTTGTTCTTTTGGTATTATCAAATTACAGGCTTCTTTCTTACCTGTGTATGGGTAATCTTTTTGTATATAAAGTCCATTATTATCTTGAACATAGTCCATTGCAGTGTGCATCCATCCGCCATTACATCCGTGATTTTTTGTTGAACAACTGACTAATTCTTGTTCACTTAAATCTACTTTTTCACCTTTGTTGATATGAACCATGGATTCAAGGGCGCCTACTGTACTAAATGCCCAACAGCTTCCACAAGAACCTTGATTCTTAACAGGCCGAACGAATCCACTGGAATACCAATCAAGTCTTTTTGTACAATTTTTATACGCAAAATCTTGACTAGCCAAGGCAAAAGATGATATAGGTCTATTTGTTTTGGAAAAATCATTACATAATAGTTTTTTTTGTAAATTTTCCATTGATTGATCGGCAAATTGATTAAGACCTAACTTGTAGCTCGCTTTTTTATCATTTTTAGATTGAATTGTATTATAATTTTGTTTAAAAAATTGAAAGGACTCCAATTCGACTTGTGGACTTGGATATGATTTTTTATATTCATCTTTAAAGTCAACAAACTTTTGTAAATTCATGCGTGGGATTAAAAAACTCGTAGTACAAGTCAATAATAAAACACAAAAGCATGGAATACTTTTAATGTGCATTCTCTATAAAGACTCAATAAAAAAAATTTTTTACCATCCTAATCTTAGTTTTTTTAGCTTTGGACAATTACGAGCAAACATTGGTTTATAAATTGTTTCAAATCTAGTGTTTGAAGCTCTGGCATATTAATATTTAATTCGTAAAACAATTTGCACATTGGGATTTTGCATTTTAATTAAATCATAATTAAAAAATTAATTGATTTGTAATATCTGGCTTTGTGTACATATAAAAGAAAGTATAAATACAGCTCCTTCATTTATGTCATAAATTGTCATTGGGTTATAAGATTTGACAATTAATTCCGAGGGTTGTTTACTTTCATTGAATCCTTTGGCCACTACAATTTGTTTATTGAAATATAACCTTTCTCCTTCTACATTTCCTAACACGCGTATTTTGCCTTGACATTTAAAATATGTCCATTTTCCGGGTTCTAGAACCAACTCTATAAAGTTGGACATTTTTTTTAACCTTCCTCGAACATTAGACTCTGCGTCCAAAAAATTCCACACATTTTTTTTATCCAAAGGACTAAACGAACCAGCAACAGTCAATGATGGACATTTTAGAAAATTTCCATTGTATAATTGAATAATATCACTTGAAATTGTATATCCATCAGCTTCAACATCTATATAAGATGGCTGTGAAATTGTGGATGTAAATGTCGTTTCATTTTTAAACATTGTAATTGCTTCTTTTTGAATATCAGATTTAATAATTGCTGAATCGGAATTTATTATAGGTTCTGGAATTTCAGCTAGTCTAGACTCTTCAAGTATTGGGTCTACAGTCACAACTGGTTTAGGTGTTAATAATTGATTTGGTATATTTTCTTTAAAAGGAATTCCATTTTTCAACTTTTCAGAGTTGGCCTTGAGTAGATTAATTTTTTCTTGTATTTGATTTAATTTTTGCAATAGAATGATTGAATCTTTCATCATTTATTTAAAATATTTTTTTTTAAAAATTTGGATTTGCGCAATAATTTAGTGCTGGAGGAGCACAAGGTGTACAAATTGGCTGAGGTGGACAATACGATACACAAGGTGAGCGAATGGGTCCACAAGAATTATAACAATTATTTCCACCCCAAGGCATGTAAAAAAATCGATAATTGTCATAAAATGGCGCATTCGGATAATAATTGTTAAATGGGCCACCGTATCCACCACCATAACCGCCGCCATAGCCACCATAGCCACCAAACGGCGGCGGTGGTGGTGGTGGGAGAGGGTATTGCGGATATAGCGGAGGCGGTGGTGGTGGCGGAGGAGGCGGTGGAGGCGCAGGAGCAGTCGGTGACTGTATAACGGGCACAGAATTAGAAGCAGCGGGAGTCAAGATATTAATATTTATTGTTGTAGGAGAAGAAGCAGGTATACTTGATTTAGATATCGGCTTTACTGAATTCATATTACAATAGGAAAATTAAAAAATTTTTTTATAATAAATGTATTCCTGTTGGGTACCCAATCGACAAAAAAATAATTGTGAGTTAATTCCCAATCTTGCTGAACCTGTATCGGGTTATTGCAATTCATCTCCGATTATGCAAAAAACTTGTGTGAATGAGTGTATCGATCATATTAATTATACTTTGTTAAACAGTTGTAAAGATAAGATGATTCACGAAAAGTTTTGTACATTGGACGACTGTTTAGAAAGCTGTAACATGTTTAAAGATAATCATGAAAAAAGAGAATGTCAATTATTTTGTGATCGTTCCAATTTTATAAAATCTTCTGATTATGATTATTTATATTATTGCAGTGACAAGGATAATAAATGTTCAGAAAATTGTAAACAAGCATTACGATGTCGTTGGCATAATTATCATCCTCATCAAAGATGTAAAATAAATATATGTAAAAATAGTTGTTCTTTAGCCAATGATCCTACTACAGCGTGTAATAAAATTTATGGAAATTATTGTTCCAAATATCATACTCTGGATAAAACATGGAAATATAATTATAGAGATGCATCATTTTCGCAGGATAAATGCAATCGAATCGATAATGAATTATGGTTGAGAACAATAGACAAGAAAGGAAATTATGTTTGTGAAAAAAATACTGGACATTGCAAATGGATATGTGATGGTGATAAAAATCCTAGCAAAAAATGTCACGCTGATCCATCTAAAAAATGCTTTGAAACAAAGTCAAATTGTTGTCAAAACAAGCCAAAATGTATGTTGCGCTAATAATGAGCGATTTACAATTGTTGTTGCATAAAAGTTTCGATTGAATCTTCAAATTCTTCCAAAACTTGAATTACTTGTCGGGCTTCTTCCAAAACTTGTGGAAAGTCTGTAAATGTTTGCATATCAGAGGCATGATTATGATCCCATCCAATTGTGTTGGAAGTCATGTAAGTAATTTCAACAGGCATCTCAGCACTAAATGGCAAATCATATTCCGACTCACAGCTTGCAAGTTCATACAAGACATTTTCTAAACGAGCTGGGATGGTGACATATCCATTAATATAACCTGCATCCATCATTTTTAGTTTGATAGTGTATCCATCAGAAGTCTTGATAACAATTGATTGTCCTGTAGATTGAGAGGGAACAAAGACTTCACCCTCTTGTAAATGAGCTTGTATTTTTTGTCGATTCAAAGAAGATTTAAATTGTATTATTTTGTTTTTCATTTGTGTGTTTGAACGAAGGCCACGACCCATGGGTAAATTAGTCATTGGAGATCGAACAACTCCACGATTACGACTAAACCATTGTTGTATCGACTTTTTATCATAGGTAAAACCGTCATCTGCGATAACAGGTTGTTGCATAATTTGGTGAGAAATGGGACATAATTTTTGGTCACCTTGTGCTGTCATTTTATTTTGGAGGCAAAAAATAAAATTATTCAAAATTTGTAAAATCCTTGGCATACAAAGTCTTCTTTTCAATGAGTTGATCCGCAATCTTCATTAATAAATCCTTATTATCCAACAAATATTTCTTTGTTTCTATATAAGCGTTATTTATGAGAAGATGAATTTCTTGATCAATTCGTTTCTTGTAGGTTTCACTAAAATGTGGATAAATGATGTGACTTCCCATGCCATATTCCATAATCATCTTTTTAGCTACATTAAATGCAGTTTCTAAATCTGACAACGCGCCTGAAGAAACTGAAGTGCCATATATTGTTTCCTCAGCGACACGACCTCCCAACAATACTTTCAAGTGGTCGTGACAATATTCTCGCAAAAAGAATCCTTGGTCGACATCTTTTCTTTCAAAGACAGTATAACCAATGGAAGTAAATACGGAAGATTCAATCGTCACTTTGGACGGTTGATCAAAATGACTAGAATTGAGTGCCATAAGCAAATGGCCAATTTCGTGAATGGCAACTCGTTTTAAAGTCGATTCGGATATATTCTTTTTACCAATGGATTGACCCATTATAATTTTATTACGAGTATCTTCCAATATAGCATGATCGATCGGAATCTGGTCATTACGAATTCCGTACAGGGTAGCTTCATTCAACATATTTTCTATCTGAGCACCATTCATTCCAGCAGTCATATCTACAATTTCATCCGTGGTCAAGTTGATTGGTTTTTGAATACGATGAATATTGATAATTTCCTGTCGAGTCTCTGAATCAGGATTTGGCACATGAATAATTTTATCCATTCTTCCTGGTCTTATGACAGCAGGGTCCAAAATATCGATACGATTCGTTGCACCCATGACAATAATGTTGCTTTTTATATTAAAACCATCCAACGCGACCAACAATTGATTCAGCGTTTGACTTCGTTCATCACCTGCTCCATCATCAGAGTTGATTCTTTTTCGCGCCACGGCATCAATTTCATCGACAAAGATGATACATGGTTCATTTTCTTCAGCAAATGAAAATAATTCACGAACACGAGCGGCACCAACACCTACATATTTTTCATTAAATTCTGCACCAGAGGTCGGAATGATGGGATACTCAATTTCTCCTGCAAATGCACGAGCCATTAAAGTTTTCCCATTTCCAGTGGGTCCTTCTAAAAGCACTCCTCTTGGCAGACGAATACCATAAACTTCATATTTTGTCTTGTTTTTTAAAATATCAATGACTTGTAATAATTCCTTTTTAACTTCTCTATACCCACCAACGCTTGAAAAGGTAACATTCTTTTCATTCTCTTCAATTTTAAATGTACCCTCTGCGGAGGAAGTACTTCTCTTGGCTTTGCGTGGAGTAGAAAACATTGGATCCGACGCCGTTATATTTTTAATCATTAAAGGGAGTTGAATTCTAATTGGTATTCTACCTTGAGATTTAATTTCATCCAAATAACGATGTTGTTGATTCGAAGGCTTACTTTTGGGTCTATTCAGACTTTCAAGATATGGGTTTTTGTTTTCGAGCTTGTAAAGTTTTGGAATAGCAAAAGCCATCGTTAAAAATTGAAATATTCTCATTTTATTTCAATAATTAACAATCTTTATATTATTTTTTATAAATGTATTCCAAACTAATTGAAGCTTATTCTTTTCACGGCTTACATATTGGTGGATTGGGGGAAAATATATTATCCATACCATTATGTTTTTGTACGCAAAAAAAGACGATTGATAAATTTGTAAAAAGTGCGCTTCGTTGTCGCGACGGTAAATGCGGGGTATGCTCAACTCCTATGTTGTGTGATAATAAATGTATACATACAATGGACAAATATTGTACAGCAAAAGAGTTAGGTCTTTAACATTCCAACGTTGGAAAATTAAGAATAATATTATTATCACATACCTTGAAAATATTATTCCATTTACATTTTAGATTTTCAATTAAATTTCCATAATCTTCCATCTTTTTCTTTTTATTTATTTTCTTCAAGAGTTTCTTAAGGTCTACAATCGAAATCAAATTTTTGTTTTCTAGTAAAAAACAATGTAATACAATATTTAAATCCACAGAAGCATTTCCAATCAATTCAAAATCATCAATTACATTTAATAAACTCTCGTTAATTTTTTGAAAGGCGACAATAATGATTCTTTTATCCCAACTTTTAAGTTTTACACATAAAGGTAAAAAGTCACGATCATTACTTGCTAATATAACATTTTGTATTTCCTTTTGTGTGATGCACCATTCCGTCAAATCAATTGAAATTTGTAAATCCACACTATTCTTTCCACCGATGGATGGAACATGGACCAAGTAACAATTATATTTAAATGACCAGTCGGAATAGTTGTGAGAAATATTATTCTTTTCCATATCAAAATAAATAATTATTTTATCCACCTTATACTTGATTATCAAATAGATGAGATCTTCTTCACAGATCCTTATGTTTTCAGCATCAATAATTAGGTATGAACTCATCCTATCTATAGGAAAAATTTTAAAAAATTTTTTTCTATAAAATGGAGATTTTTATTCTAATATTCATCATTTTAATAATTATTGTAATTGTTCTACTATGCATTTTTTTAAAAAAAAATAGAGATAATTTTCAATGGAATACAGATAAAAGTTTAGGAAATTGTTTTAGTCGATATTTTGGTTCGATGGGTTTGGCATTTTTACAAGGTAAAGATTTTTATGCTGAATCATCCTTTAAAAAGGACCCCTATTTACAAAAATTACCGCTTTATATTCCATTCCAAGCTTCAATTCAAGTACAACTAATTAATTCCGGATTTAAAAAAAATGATATATCAGTAATACCTAATTCATATTGGGTGGTAGAAAATGAACGAGCAGAGAAATTTTGGTTAATCATGAGGCCATTTGTGCATAAAATTTTAAAAGATTTATTTATTGCTCATGATATACAAGTTCCTATAAATATTCCAGTCATTCATTTTAGATGCAGTGATGTGCCTTTTATAAGAAATGTTCATTATCATTTTGTTCGTTATGCCTTTTATAGAGATTGTCTCTTGCATGCTGAAAATAAATTAAATAAAAGGTTTGATAGTGTTTTATTATTAAGTTGCAACATACATAAATCTAATCCAGTGTATCAGCAAAAGTGTAATTTGTATGAAGCCTCTTTAATACAATACTTGCGAAATATTAATTATAAGGTAAATCTCCAATGTAATTCAAATATACATGATTTTGCCGCACTATTTTTTGCACCCGTTGTTTTATCTCCATCTAGTTCTTTTTCATTCATGAGTGGATTTTTTGGACATGGATTGTTCTATTCGGAAGGCCACTTTACAGAAGGTAAAGGTTATAAAGTTGACAATAAATTAGGAGATTGGCTAAAGACCGGATATAGCATACCACACTCAAAAGTTGATGATTACGAAAATACTACAAAAGTTATTGCAATGTTGTTGGAATAAATTATAAAAAAAAATCTTTTATTTTTTTCACTAATAAATAAAAATGGAATCAGACAACAAAACAAATCCCGAAATCCAAGGTAAAGACCTTAACAAGCTTATGGAAAACAACTACCTTTTTGATAACAATTTCAAAAAGCAAATGAAGACAACCCCTGACTATAACAATTTTTTGAAACCCTTCTCCATGGCACCAAGACAAGTTACATACCCAGTTCCTCCCAACAGTGTAGATGATAATATTCCCGAAATTCTCAAGGAAGGAAACAATGAAAATAATGATGATGATGCTAACCCCATATTCTCTAAAAATCAAGGATGGGGACAAGGGTTCCCTCAAATGCAAGGAATGCCTCAAGCATTCTCCCAAATGCCCCAAGCTTTCGATGGATTTCCTCACTTGCAAGGAATGCCCCAAATGCAAGGATTGCCCCAAGCATTCCAAGGAATGATGCCTTCTCCAGGACTAGGATTCAATGGATACCCTGGTCAAATGAACTCGATTGGTGTTAACCCATATTTGAACAACCCCACAACACAACAAGGTATGATGCCTCCTGCTTTCCAATCTCAAATGGGTTTCGGTCAAAATCCATTCAACAATGGAATGAAAAGGGAAGATTTACCTGAATTTCTCCAAAACATCATTGATGAGACTCCAGAGTACCTTCGTCTATAATTGCTGAATAGCAATGGGGAAATTCTTCCTTGACAATTTCATCCAAAATTTTGGCATATTCTTGAATTTCTGCTTGTGCATGAGAATCTTTTCGAAGTACAATAAAGTTGAACAAGGCCTGTAAACTCACTGTCCATATACATTCTGTATATAGAGAAAGAGGCAAAATAATACGAGCTTGTTCTTTGGCGACTCCGTTTTGAATCATATTTTTATAAGTGTTTTGAATGACTTGTAATGCTTCAATATACTCTTTTGTGCAAATTTCTTGATTGTCTACAAGACCATCACTACCCTGTTTTTTATCGATTGATTGTTTTCTCCACTCTGCGGGATTGTAGAATTCATCCATCACTACATAGCGTCCAGAAATTTCGTTCCATCCGTGAAGTTGGTTGCTAGATGCACATGTCCATTCAGCACCTACTACATGTTTAAACCATTGTCGCATCACAAATTCGGGCGCTTTAATGTGAAAGCGGAAAAACACATGACGAAACGGGCTTGTATGTTGATGTTTGAGCAAATAGCGGATGAGCTTTCCATCGGATTCTTCAAAAGTTGTCTTTTGTTTGCCAAATGATACTCGTGCAGAATTTACAATGGTCAATTCGTCGCCAAATTTATCCAAATAATTGATAAAACCCTTGTCCAAGACTTTGTATTCCTTCATTTTTGTTTTTGGAAACAAATTTGAATAAAGGTATTCAGTTTTTGTAAAATAATGGAAATAATTTTAGTATCACATACGAAGCGTTGAAATTGTCAGAACATTAATTTTTATTATTAATAAAAATGCAATTTTACAAAGCTAATAAAGAAAATCCCAATATTTTATTGCGTTTTTTGGAAACAAAATATGTATCCAAGAATACCTCCATGCGAGAAACTTTTGATTATGTGTTTTCTCATCCCGTAATCAATTACGATGAGTTGAAATCAGTACATACTTCTTCTCAAGGAAGACATTCGTGGAAGCCTAATCTCGAAATCAAAGACTACCAGGATAATTATGCTTTATTACTTGATAATATTAAAAAATATAATTGGAAAGGTGTCGATACCTTATTTTCTGAGCAATATAATGTAAAGGAACATTTTAGAATTATTTTTGCCGTGTTGGCAAAATGGTACTACCACGATAGAATGCTAACTCGTCTTCAATACGAAAATGCGCTTGGAATACAACAAGCACGATGGGCCATGAGTCCAGAGAACAAATTTAGACAGTATTTATTCAATGGAATTAAGGGTCTTGTCCAAAATATTGAATTTAGTCTTGTAAAGAATATTGGCAAATTTCCTTATGCAATCGATGTACCAAAACAATTGCAATGGTGTTTTTATCAACATTCAAAAAATAAAATAGTATACACAGTATTCCTATCTTATGATATATATCATATGGGTATTCCTGAAACTTTTGATTTATCGAAATGTGCTCCAGTATATCGTCCTCGTCTTGTATGTGGAACTTTTAATTCTTGTAGTTTGATGAAATTTATGAAAAGTTACGGCGAACGACCATTTATTTGTCATCATCCGGATTTGAGTGACAAGCACAATTCAGTACAATTTGATGGCATTCAAGGTGTGAATGTATTTGAACATTGGGCTCACGATGCTAGACATGTCTTGACAAATTTACAAGGCGTCCAAGAGTTTGGTTTAAATCCACAAGCTCTAACTCAACAAGAATGTTTGAGATATAATGATGAAGGATTTATTTATAATACTTTTCATTATCAACAACAAAAGCAACAAACTCAACAACATAGCGAGCTGTTGTTGTCACAATTTGCCGAGCTCAGTTTTGACGACCAGTTAAGCATTATTAAAAAAATAAAAGAACCTTTAGATTTATATTCTTTTTTACTTTTGAATGAATTCTGTGAACCCATAATGCCATTAATATATTTGTTTCGATCCATAAATGTTTTGACAATTAAAGATTTTGATAATTATGTTTTTAGTGTCTATAGCAAATCATTTCCAATGGAAAGCAAAGATTTTAATATAGAAAAAGCAACAAGATTACTTTGTAATGCAGAGTATGCAAATTATCATAAATCATTCATGGATAAACTCTTACTGAAACAAAATATAAAAACCTATTTGGGACGATATTTGGACAATTTTAGAAATCATTTGGATTTATTTGAAAAAGCTGCCAAAAATCTAAACAAAGATGAAACTATTGAAAAAATTCAATTACTAAAACAAAAACTGATTTGAGCAAAAATTTCTATTTTATTGTGCAAGAATATGCAGCAACTACAAGAAATTGAA